AAGGAGAAACAAATATGGCAACATCAGATCAACAGTTTTCATGCAGAACTTCTGACGGTAGATTTGGTAAAGCAACAGACGCTTCAGGTTCATTTATTGGACCAGCTAGAATAACTTATATTCAAGCTGAAGGAGTTGCTAACAGTAATATCAAAATTTACGATGGAACAGATGCAACTGGAGCTTTAGTGTATGAAGCAAATTGTGGAACAGAAGGTTTAGACGTTTATGTACCAGGAAGCGGTATTAGATGTAGAACTGGAGTATATTTAGATTTAACTAATACTACGTCTGTCACAATTGGATATACTGGCTAGGAGGTTAAATGGCTAACACTACCTCGGACACTACAACGTTCGATAAAACTTTTGCTATAGATGAAATAGTAGAAGATGCTTTTGAGCGTATTGGATTAAATTCTGTAGCAGGTTATCAACTTAAATCTGCAAGACGATCTCTTAATATCTTATTTCAAGAATGGGGTAATAGAGGTATTCACTATTGGGAAATAGATGAACTTGATCTTGATTTAGTTGAGGGACAAGCAGAGTATAAATTTTTTAGAGCATCTACTGATGGTACGAGTGCTACATCAAATCCAAATGGTGTGTATGGAATGTCCGATGTCCTTGAAGCACAATTAAGATCTAATAGAACAGCAACAACTCAATCAGATAGTCCGATGACAAAAGTAGATAGATCTACTTATGCAGGTTTCTCAAACAAACTTTCAAAAGGAACACCTAATCAATATTGGGTACAAAGATTTATTGATCATGTTAGTATTAGTGTTTATCCAACACCAGATTCAACTAATGCATCTAAAGACATGCATTTTTATTATATAAAAAGAATTCAAGATGTAGGAGATTATACAAATGCATCTGATGTACCGTTTAGATTTGTGCCTTGCATGGTTGCAGGTTTAGCATTTTATCTTGCACAAAAATATCAACCACAATTAGTGCAACAAATGAAACTATATTATGAAGATGAACTAGCAAGAGCATTAGCAGAAGATGGTTCAGCTTCTAGTACATACATTACACCAAAAGCATATTACCCAGGAACTTAATGGCAAATTACGCAACAGGAAAACATGCAAAAGCAATTTCAGATAGATCAGGTATGGAGTTTCCATATAGAGAAATGGTTAGAGAATGGAATGGTGCGTTTGTACATATTTCTGAATTTGAACCTAAGCAACCACAATTAGAACCAAAACCTCTTTCTGCAGATGGTATTGCATTAAGAAATGTTAGAACAGATAGAACAGAACCAGTTACAACTGTTATGATAGCAGAAAATGGTTTTGAAACATATGCTGCAAGTTCTGGAATTATAAATGTTTATTCACCTGGACATGGTTTAACAAATGGCACAACATATTTATTTAGAGGACCGCCCACACTATCACCTGGAACAGGTACACCATATAATCCAAATGGTGGTGCAGCTGGTAATCCTGTTTTTGCTTACGCAACAATTCCTAACTTTGATGGAATAACAGGTGCACAAATAGGACAAGGTTCAGGATATGCTGTTACAACAGGAAAATATATTCCTGATACAGGAGACGGAAATCCAGGAAGAGGTACAACAGACTATTTAGTTTCAAATTTCTTCTTCTTTACAGTTAATTCAGATACTGCTACAACTGGTGGTGTAAAAGGAGGAGGCTACGGTTGTTCCGTTGGGCCTATTACTATCGAAGGATGATTAAAAAAATTTTAAATTGGATTAAAGGTATATTTAAACCTACAAAACAAGAAGAAGTTGTTGAGCTAACAGCTAAACAGCAAAAAATTTTAAGAAAACATAAAGGACAATAATGGCTGGTATAAGTTATTCAACTTTAGTTACACAAATTAGAAATTACACTGAAACAGATTCTAATGTTTTAACTACAGATATTTTAGAAAATATAATTCTTAATTCTCAATATAGAATTATGAGAGATGTACCTATTGATGCAGATAGAAAACAACAGTTAGGTAATTTTGCGGCAGGACAAGAATCTATAAATGCACCTGCGGGATGTTTATTTATTAGAGGTATACAAGTTTATGATACTGCAGGATCTGCTATTACAGGAGCTAACAGATGGCTAGAAAAAAAAGATATGACCTATCTTCAAGAGTATCAAGATATAACAGGAACGTCAGAAGCTCAAGGTCAACCTAAATATTATGCTTCATTTGGTGGTGCAACTGGAGACTCAGACACTACATCAGGTAGAATATTTTTATCACCAACACCAAATACAACATATAGATTTAGGGTTCATTACAATAAAATGCCCGCTACTTTAGAGTCTAGCAATCAAACTAATTATATTAGTCTTAATTTTCCAAATGGACTATTATATTGTTGTCTATCAGAGACTTATGGATTTTTAAAAGGTCCGATAGACATGTTGACACTATATGAAAATAAGTATAAACAAGAGGTACAGAAGTTTGCTAACGAGCAAGTTGGTAGAAGACGAAGAGACGACTACACAGATGGCGCAGTTAGAATACCAGTTAACTCAGCAAACCCGTAGGAGATAAATTATGGCAATAACATCGGCAATATGTTCAAGTTTCAAACAAGAACTTTTACAAGGTAAACACAATTTTAGTTCATCAGGTGGTGACACTTTTAAATTAGCATTGTTTGATAGTGATGCTTCTTTAGGTGCTTCTACAACAGATTATTCAACTTCAGAAGAAATTACAAACACATCAGGAACAGCTTACACAGCTGGAGGTGCAACTCTTACAAGATCAGGAGTTGGTTTAACAGGAACTACGGCATTCACAGATTTTAGTGATGTTACATACACTTCAGCTTCTTTCACTGCAAACGGTGCAATGATTTATAATACAACTACAGGAACAGGAACAAGTACAACTGACTCTGTAGCAATTATTGCTTTCGGTGGTGACAAAACAGCAAGTAATGGAACTTTTAAAATTGAGTTTCCTGCAAACGACGCGACAGCAGCAATAATCAGATTAGCGTAGGAGGTCGACCATGTCGACAACTTCAGGATGGGGCCGGTTAACCTGGGGACAGGCTAATTGGAATCAATCTACGACTTTAAAAACAGGTTGGGGCGCTCAAGCTTGGAGTGGCGATGGCGGTTGGGGAGACCTTTCAGACCAAACAATTTCTTTAACAGGTGTATCAGCATCTTTTAGTATAGGTACTGTAGATATTCCTGATGTTATAATTACACCAGCAAGTTTTGAAATAACATTATCACAGGGTGAAGCTTTTGTTCCTGTTAGTATAGATGGAGTATCTTTTTCTGCATCTGTAGGTTCATTAACCGTGAACGATGTAACTATGGGCTTAACCGGTCAACAAGTTACAGCTGCATTGGGTGTACCAGTCGTAGCCGATATGACTGTTGGAATGACAGGTCTTGATATTACTTTATCTCAAGGAACTGCATTTGCTCCAAACGAAACTGTAATTATTTCTGGTCAAGAAATAACTTTAACACAAGGTACTGCAATTGGATCATCTTCACAAGAAGCAGACTTAACAGGTATTGCAGCAACATTTACTTTAGGTTCTGTAATTATTCCTAACGATACAGTTCAAATATCTGGACTATCAATGACTTCAACATTGGGTTCTATTATTGGATTAGGAGGAGCATTAATTCAACCTACAGCTCAAACAATAACATCTAGCGTAGGATCTTTAACTGTAGAAGAAGGTTTAGGATTAACAGGAATATCGTTTAGTGCTAGTTTAGGAACTGTTTCATTAACGGATATTACAGTAGGATTAACTGGACTATCATCAACGTTTAGTGTAGGAAGTGTGAACATATTTGCTTATGGCGATGTTGACACTGGTTCTAATACATCGTATAGTGATATTTCAACGGGTTCGAATTCTTCATATTCGAATGTTGCAACTGGATCAAATACAAGTTATAACGATGTAGCAGCGTAGGAGAATTTTTTATGGCATCAACATACACACCATTAGGTGTAGAACTTCAAGCAACCGGTGAAAATGCCGGAACATGGGGAACAAAAACTAATACAAACTTACAGATTGTCGAACAGATATCTGGAGGTTATACAACACAAGCAGTAACTGATGGTGCAGATACAGCTCTAACTGTTAATGATGGATCAACAGGAGCAACTCTTTCTCATAGAATTATAGATTTTACAGGATCACTTACAGCATCAAGAAATGTTACAATACCTTTAGATGTTCAAAACTTTTATTTCTTAAAAAACTCTACTTCTGGTTCACAGAATGTAGTATTTAAATATGCAACAGGTACAGGAACTTCTGCTACAGTTGCAAATGGTAAAACTGTAATTGCATACGCAAAAGCAGATGATGGTACTAATCCAAATATTTCTACAATATCTTTAGCTAGTGATTTAGTTGATGATACTTCACCACAATTAGGTGGTAACTTAGATACTAACTCTTTCATGATAGACTTCGATGATGCTCACGGTATCAGAGATGAAAATGGAAACGAACAATTAATTTTTGAAACAACTGGATCTGCAGTAAACCACATTGATATAACAAATGCTGCAACAGGAGCTGGTGCACAGATTGGTGCAGTTGGAGATGATTCAAACCTTAACTTAAAATTAAGACCAAAAGGAACTGGTGTAATTGAAGCAATGGGTGCAACAAACCCAGGTTCAATTCAGCTTAACTGTGAATCTAATTCCCACGGGATTAAACTTACGTCACCCCCACATAGCTCTGGGCAGTCGTATGAACTTAAATTTCCAACAGGAAATGTTACAGCAGATAGATTTTTAAAAGTAGCTAGTATTACAGGTTCAGGTACAACGGCAGTTGGTCAATTATCTTTTGCTGAAGTGTCAGGTGGTACATCATGGCAAGCAGTAAAAACTTCAACTTTCACAGCAGTAGCTGGTGAGGGTTATTTTGTAAATACTACAAGTGGTGCAATAACAATGAATTTACCTGCAGGAACTTTAGGGGATGAGATTGTATTTATTG